GCGAGACGTGCTGGGCGGTGCGGGCGCAATCGAAGCCGCATGGGCAGCAGAAGGCAAAGTATGAGGCGGACTTGAGCAAGTATCGGAAGAGAGTGCAGGCAGTGAGGGAGCACGAAAGCAGGCCCCGCTACTTTATATAGGGAGGATGACAGGTGACGAGACAAGAAAGGGAACAGGAGAAGACGGCGCTCATGGAGAGGGTGGGAGCGGGGCTGGCCCCGGAGGATGGGGGGGATACAATCGAGCCTACGGAGGTAGACTTGTCGCTGGAGCAGGGGCCGGAGGAGATTCCGCTGGAGGAGACTCCGGAGGAGCGGGGGGCGCCCACGATTGCCGATATCATCAGGCAGAAGCGGCGGGCCGCCCTGGAGAAGGCACGGGCGGCGAAGGCGAAGAAGGCGATTGAACGGGGGGATTTGCCCGCACCCAAGCCCCTAACGAAGAGGGAGGAGGCGGCGGTCGGGCGTGGAGCGCTCATTGAGTTCCTGGATAAGATCACGGTGGCGTTCTGGGAGCGGGTGCCCGTGGCAATGGGGCTGGACATGCTGGCCAAGTTGAGGGAGCAGACGACGATTGGGGCGTCGGTCATACGGGACCGGCAGGTGGCGGCGGAGGTGCCCAAGTGCGATACCTGCAACGCCGTCATCATTGGCGCGAACTTCAAGCATAAGGATGATAGCCAGTTCATGAGGACGGGCAAGAGCTATTACTTGTGCTCGGTACCGTGCTACACCCTGTATGTGGCGAAGCGGTCTAAGGAGCGGGTGGCACGGATGCAGAAGGCGGCGGAATGATTGGGAGGGCCGAATACGACCGCATCATCGCCGACCGACCGCAGAAGTTCCGACCGGCGGAGGTAGGGTTCAAGCCGGAAGGTGGAGAGGAGTACCCGTGCGGGAAGTGTCTGCATTTTTATGTGGGAAGGGCGGCCAAGCGGGCAGTGTGCGAAATTATGAGGATTCCGGGGGAGATGAGTGTGCCCCCGGAGGGATATTGCGCGTGGTGGACGAAGGATGGGGAGGAGTTCCCGAGGCAGGATGAGGGGGAATGAGTGCTCGATCTGGCTAAGGCCGAAACCCTGTTAGCGCGGCTGCCCATCCGGCAGAAGGAAACCGGGACGCCGGTCCCGTTCAAGCTGAACCCCCTTCAGCAACGTTCGTTCAACCTCATCGCCGATTGGATCAAGAAAGGCAACCTGTTTCGGGTGATCTGGCTCAAGAGCCGGAGGATCGGTATCTCGGCCCTCATTGATGCCATTGCATACTGTCACGGACTGGAGCGGCCGAACACGGAGGGGCTGATTGTGGCCCATCAGCAGAGGTCGTCGAAGGCCATCTTCCGCGTTCCCACGGACCTGCACAACGCCATGAGGCAGAGGATTGAGATGCCGGAGGCGACGGAGCACCGGATCACGATCCCCCACCGCAAGGGGAAGTCCACGCTGGCGATTGCGACGGCGGGATCGGTGGAGGCGGGCCGGGGGATGACCCTTTCCTTTACTCACCTGTCGGAGGCGGCCTTCTTCAAGCTGGGGGCGGTCCCCTTCACCGCTATGCTATCGGCGGTGTCGGATTCGCCCGAGACCATTATCGGGGTGGAATCGACGGCCAACGGGATGGAGGGGCCAGGCGAGATATTCTACGACTTCTGGGGGGATTCGGTGATGGGGCAGACCGACTACCTGCCCATCTTCCTCTCGTGGATTGAGGACCTGAGTTGCAGGCGCGATCCAACGGAGGCAGCGGACGCTCCCCAGGGTGAGTATGAACGCGATCTTATGACGGGAGTTAAGGCTCAGAACGGGGATATCATCAAGTGTGATAAGTCGCAGATTGCGTGGATGCGGTACATCCTGTACAACAAGTGCCAGGGGAGGATGGAGAAGTTTCAGGCGGAGTATCCGTGGTGCCCGGAGGTGGCGTTTGTGGCCACGGGGAATCCGGCCTTCACGATGGATGAGGTGTCGCTGGCGAGGGAGACGGTGATGCCGCCGATTGCAGTGGGCAACTTTGAATCGAGTGTGGACGATCACACGAGGAGGGCGGCCGATGTAAGGTTCGTGAAGTCGGCGCGGGGGCAATTCCTCCTGTGGGAGCTACCCATGAAGGGATGCCGGTACTACATAGGGGGGGATGCGGCGAAGGGAGAGGATAACAGGGAGGGGGACTTTGCGTCCCTGGTGGGGTGGAATGGGACGACGGGGGATCAGGCGTTCCGGTTTGCGGATCGGATCACGCCGGAGGCGCTGGCGGATGCGGCTGACATGACGGGGCGCTGGTACAATATGGCGATGGTGAATATTGAGATTACAGGGGGGTGGGGAGCGACGACGCAGAACTTTCTGCGCGACCGCTACCATTACCCCAACATCTACCGATGGCGTGGGCATAGGGACGATGCGGTGCAGCGCAAGGCCCGCACGGCGTACGGGTTTACCACCTCCTACGATAGCAAGAGAATGATGTTCGGACATTACAAAGAAGGGCTGAGGGCGCGCACCCTCAAGCCGAAAGATGCGGGCCTGGTGCAGCAGATGTCGAGGTCGAGTTGGTCTGATTATGGGAGGTGGGACCCCATCAGGGGGCATGACGATGTGATGATTGCGGCGTTGCTCGCCCGGATTGCGTGGGCGCAGTATCCGCCGCCACCATCGGAGGTGATGGCAGTCGTTCATACGCTGCCGGTGGAGGATGAGGACCAACAGGTGATAGCGTATCAGGAGGAGTCGAGCGGGGTGCTGAGGCGCAGATGGCATCAGTTGACGCGGGCCATCAGCCCAAAGGTGGATCGATTGGAGGGGCTATGATACAACAGGAGCAACGGTCGCTGCTGGCGCTGCTGATTGGGGCGGTGAAGGCGGCGGACGGCGTGCTGCGGATCAAGGCATCGCTCGTGAGGGAGACGGATGCGGAGGGGTTGATTGAGCACTACGATGCGGAGGCTAATGAGTACGTGCTGAGGTTTGCGCCCAAGGGGGCCAACGTACACTTCGCGGGGGCCAGCCATCAGGTGCCGGGCACGGGGAAGCCGGTACAACCGCAACAGCGCATCGCCCATCAACCCACGGACGCCCAACTAGCGGCTATAGAGGAGCAGAAGGCGTGGGCAAGGGCGCTAGCTAATCAGGGGGCGCAGGAGGGGATTGAACAGGGGGAGAGGCCGCATACCGTCTTTCGCACGAGTAGGGACCAATGATGAACCCCGAGGACATCCTACGGCTGATTGGAGCCAACTTTGTGGCGGCACGGCGCAAGGGGCGGCTGGGGGCCTACCAGGAGTTGCAGACCGAGATTGCCACCCACTTGCAGGACTTGGTGCCCGCCGTCATTCCCTTCAAGGATGCGATCAACCTGCTAACGGAGCTGGACAACGAATTCCTGAAGAGTGATGGATCGTCGCAGGGGGGGCTGGAGGCGTTGCAGAAGTGGTTGGAGGCCCCGGCTGCACCCGATGACGGGGACCAGGAGTGGAAGCAATGAAAGCGATGATACCGCTGGCACAGAGGCAGGAGCCCGTATCGCCGGAGCAGGCGGCGATGGCGTCCGTCGTCGATGGCATTAACGAGTTGCAGCGGCTATCGAAGCGGGAGCGGGACTTCTACTTGGGGGCCGACTTCTTCAGGCAGATACGCAATTTCTACAATCTAGCGGGGAACGAGGACCGGGCACCGAGGTTCAGGCCGCGGGTCTCGATCCCCCAACTGCAAATGCTGATGTTGCAAGAGGCGACTGATCTGACGGACCTAGCGCCGGTGCCCTACATCTTCCACTCGAAGAATGGACGGGACAAGGAGCGGGAGAAGGCGTTCCAGGTGTACTGGCGGAAGCAGAGGTTCAATTTTCAACTGCTAACGGCGCTCGTGTATGGGCTGTTCTGCGGAACGTCGTTCGTGGAGCTGGGGATCGACCCGGATGCCGATGGGGGGCGGGGAGAGGTGTGGGCGAGCGTGGACGACCCGGAATGCTACTACCCGGATCCGTGGGCCATCTGGCGGGGGTCGCGGCTTGAGGCTGCCTACTGGGTGGTCGAACGCCGGATGTACGTTGACGAAATAAGGAATCAGTGGCCGGACCGGGGATGGCAACTGCCGGGATCGGTCCACCGTCCCATTCAGATGGGGTATCACCAGGAGCGGGCGGGGTACGGATTTGAGATGCCCCCCGGCCCCATGACCTCTATCTCGCACGCTATCGGAAAGCAATCACCGTACACGAGTGATGGGCGCGACGTGGTGCGCATCGTCTACACCAAGGATTACACGGTGGAGAAGGCGGAAGGGGGCGCGGGGGGACTAACGGCGGAGAGCTTGAGCGGGGAAGCGCCGGTATCGTTCGCATTCCCCTCCCGCGTCTACAAGTATCCGAAGGGGCGGCTGTTCGTGGAGAGTGGAGGGATCATACTGGCGGAGGGGCCAATCACGTTCCCACGGGGGGCGGGCTTCCCGGTAATCCCGCTGCACACGATGATACCGTGGGGGTCTTTCTGGGCTCCCCCTTCCATACGGTACACGAAGATTTTGCAGGACCTCTCCGAAAAGATGATGTCGAACATTTACGAGAACTATATCAGGGTGAACAACTCGACCACGATCATCGACGATAATTGCGGGATCACGGGGAACGATTGGGGCGGCATCCCCGGCGATGTCATCACCATCAACGCCAATTCGCGGGTGCCCACGGTGGTGC